GAAGTTAAATCAAGTGACATTATTCGTTTATCTAAAAGATTAGTTGGACAATCACCTTTTACTATCATTAACGCAAGTTTTTCAACTAATGCGGATTTACCCACACCAGCATCACCAACAATAACTGCGTTGTTTTTCTTCTTTCTTGAAAGAATTTGTGCTATTCGTTTAACTTCTTTATCTCTCCCAATAACAGGGTCAATTTTACCTTCCTCAGCTAACTTATTGAGGTCTCTTGAAAAATTGTCAAGAATGGGTGTAGTTGAACCTTTTTTGGTTCTTTTAGGGTTTGAAACCGGTCCCTCTTCGAAAAAATCTACTGACATATTATTTATAATTTTTGGTAAAGATACTAAAAATTTGTTTCAAAAACAAGTTATGGGTAATTTTTCGTTCACAAGTAGTCAACATTATTGGTTTTTTATTTGATATTTATTGTGTATATTATCACAAAAATTATATTATGGGTATTATTTCAGAAAAAATTGAGGGTAAGATGATTGAGGTAACTATCTCATCATCAAATCTTAAATCAGCAAAGTTCAATACAGAGGATGAAACTCTATTGATGGAATTTAATAACGGCTCTATTTATGAGTATGAAAAAGTTCCGTGGGAAATTTTTACTAAATTCAGAATGGCCGAATCACAGGGAAAATACTTTAACGGAAACATTTCGAGAACATTTAAATATAAAAAGGTACAATGAGTTTATTTGAAGAACTAATAGAAGATAAAGATGTTGACAAAGAGATTATTAAATCTTTTAGGTCAAAAGATTCTTTGCCCGATACTATTTTTTCAAATGATAATGGTAACTACAAATTAAAAGATGAAATAAGAGAAAAATTATTAGAAATATCTAATGAATTTTTAGAATTTATCGGTATTGATTTTTTTGTATTTGACATTGTTTTAACCGGTTCATTAGCAAACTATAATTGGTCAAAATATTCGGATGTTGATATACACATATTAATAGATTTTGATGAATTTAGTTCAGGAAAAGTAAGTTCCGAGGTTTATATGACAATTGTAAAAGAGTTTTTTGATTTAAAAAGACGACTTTGGAATACCTCAACTGATATCTCAATTAAAAATTATGAAGTTGAATTGTATGTACAGGATGTTGATGATAAACATCTATCATCTGGTGTTTATTCAATATTAAATAATGAATGGGTTGTTGAACCTCAGAAATCAAATCCAAAAATTGATGATGAAATAATACTTGAAAAAGGTGAGGAATACGCAAAACTAATTGACGACCTTTCTGAAAAATCAGAACAGGATAATGACATCACAAAAGATTTAAACGAATTAAAATCAAAAATAAAAAAGTTCAGACAGAGTGGACTTGAAAGTGGTGGGGAGTATTCATATGAGAACCTAACATTTAAATTACTAAGAAGAAACGGGTATATTGAGAAATTGATGAAAATCAAAACTTCTATTAGAAATAATAAATTGTCCCTCCCACAATAGAAAACTTAAATTTTTTACCTATATGCATGTATTTATAGGATAACGAAGAATAATATATTTAACAATTAACAAAAATGGCAGACTTAAAACCACTAGGAAGTGAGAAACTTAACGGAGACGATAAACTTAAACGTATCCTTGAGTTGACTTATTACGGTAATAAACAAAATACCAAGTCATCACATTCATCTACATCTAAAGTTGAACGTATAACAGAATCATCAAATGGTGTTTTTGGTATCGTTAAAGAAAAAGACGGTTACTATGTAAAAAAAGGTTTGAATGAAAATTCACTTGATTATATCGGTGGTCTTTTCATGAAAAACAAAAACCGATTTAATTCATATGCGGATGCTGATAAAAGAATGAACTTATTAAGTGGCTCGGAATTAAACGAAGCTACAAAATATGTTTTAAAACAAAATAAACCAGAATCTGAATCAATGCCACCTTCAGATGATATGGGTACAGAAATGCCACCTATGGATTCAGAACAACCTATGGGTGCACCATTACCTTCAGATGAAATGGGTGCAGAAATGCCACCTTCAGATGATATGGGAACAGAAATGTCACCTTCAGATGAAATGGGTGGAGAATCTAAACCTTCAGATTATATGGCTGAAGTTCAAAAATTCTCAGGTAAGTTAGGTCAAGAATTGAGAGACCAAAAATCTAAAATGGAAAGTGATGATATTAAATACGTACTTAACATGATTATTTCAGCTGTTGATTTAAATAAACTTGAAGATGAGGATATTGAAGAAATAGGTAAGAAATTTGATAGAGAAGCGGAAGAAGATGCCGATTCTAACGTTGAAACTCCTGATGTTCCATCGGATGATGAAGAAGCACCATCAGAACCAACAGGCGATGAAGAATTAGGTGAGACAATGGATAAATTACAAAAATTCTTAAATACGCCAGCAGTACAAGATGAAGAAATTGACCTATCAAAATATGCTGACTTAGGTACTCCAAATGAAGAAGAAATTAAAGAATTAGATTTGGATGAAATTAAAAGTGAAATTAATAAAAGTATTTCTGAAACTTTAGGAAAATATTTCAAGTAAGATGCGTTTAATATATGTTAATGAGATTGGTTCCGATTATAAAGGTCAAAAACAGTACGAATTCATTTTTAGTGAAAGTACTGAAATTGACATGGAAGAATGGTTTGATATACCAGCCTCATCAACAGTAAGTCCTAAATCTCCGGATGTAAAATATATAGACCAAGTTGGTCTTTTACGTGACACCGACGTAGTTTTTGAATTGATACAAAATTCTGACTATTTCGGTGTTATTGATGCTGTAGATGGTATAATCGCTATGGCTTGGGAAAAATCAAACTTCGATATGGAGGATGATAGATTATTTTTCCGTTTTGGTGAATCATACGAAAAGGTAACAGATAAACTAAAATCGAGAGATTTAAAATTAGAAAAACAAGATTTAAAATTTAAAATATCATGACAACAAGAAAAGAATTTGTAAGAAAATTATTATCGGAAGGGTTTAATAGAAGTACCATCATTATGATGAGTGACAATGAACTTAAAACCCTATGTAAAACACTATTTAATGAAAGTGTTATGGTTAAAAAGGGTGGTGCAACCGAAAAAACAGATATTGCAAACGCAATGAAACAAGGTAAAACTATTGAAACTTACGAAGGTAAAGAAGATGTTTGTCCTATTTGTGGAATGAAAGAATGTACATGTAAAGATAAAAAACATGGAAAGAAAACAAAAAACATAAAAGGAAAAAAAGAAAATACGGAATTATCAGAATGGGTGTTATCTTTGGCGGAAAGTAAATTTACAAAATTCACATCTAAAAAAGATATTATGAGTATTATTAATGAAAAGGTAATGACAACATCAAACCCAATGCCGGGTAAAGCTAAAATTGGACACAACGGTGTTCCCGAATTTATGACTTATGATTCGATTGTTGGTAATCAACCATCAACCGCTCCGTCACCAAATCAACCTGAAGTTTTACCTGACGCACCACCAAGAGAAAAACCGAATAAACCTAAAACTCCATATGAACCAGGACCTGGAACAAATCCAAAACCTAAAGCATTATCAGAAAAGAAAAATAAATAATTTAAAATGGAATTTACTAAAAAAATTTTGTTATCTTTACTCAAAGAAAATATTGAAGAGATGGCAATGAGTTTTGACACACCAGATAGACCCGACCAAGGGGTACAAAATAAATTATCGCAAGGTGACACCCCACTTAAAAAAATCCCATTACCAAATGCGGAACAACCAAATAATAACTTTCAGGAACTATTAGCGTCTGAAAGATACAAACAAGTAATCGCAAGAGTTAGGGAATATACCGGTATTAATACACCACTAACAGGGGGTTCTAATATTATGCCATTAGCTCAAATGATGATGACGGCTCACAATCAAATAATCCAAACTGAAAGAGCACATAGAGAACAATTAGAACAATTAGCCGTTGAATTGGTAATGAAAGAAATGGGTATACCAGAAGGAGCGTTACAATTTAACGCTAAAATTGTCGGTATGGGTGAAATTGGGACTAATGATTTCAATAGAGAAATGGAGCAACAACCAAATATTGAGCCTGTTGATATTGAAACAGATTTGATGGATGATTTGGAAAAAATTGATTTGGAAAAAGCCAAAAGAAGATTAATTAATAATATGATACAAGGTGCATCAAAAAAGGGTCACTATATGTATCATTATGTTGCAGATAAAATCGAAGAAATAACTGGTTCAGAGGATTTAATTAACCAATATGGTGTGTTGATGTCAATAAATGATACTCTTTATTGGCAATTAAGTGACGATATGATGAAACAAATGATGGGTGGTGCCGGTGGTGGCGGTTCTGTTGGTGGTAAAGAAGAAGTCGATAGAAACACAAACCCACCAACTATCATTGCAAGAGGTATTAATTTCCCAATATTGGTTCACGAATTAATTAAAGGAACACTTGAATTGTTCGCAATCCAAGGAAGACCAACGGACGAGGAGGGTAACGAATCTGAGAATTGGGGTGAAATTGAGGGTTCTGAAGATACATTAGAAAAAGAAGTATGGGATTTAAGATTAGGACCAGCAATATGGGATAGAATAAGAAACCAATTTCCTGAAAGTATTTTAACTGATGAGAATAAAGCAGAATTACAGAACTATCTTTTAGTTGAAATATTTAAATTACCAGCAAAACAATTTTTAGTTTTCATGAAAGAAGTCGTTTCGGGTTCTGAAAATGGTAAAAGATTGATGAATGAATTAATGTCAGGTGTCGACCAAATGTTTAGAGACCAAGATTATCAAAACGCAATTGCATCATTTAATGACGATTTAAATGATGTTACCGATGATACTGATGATGACGACTTAGATGACTTTTTAAGTCAAATGGGAATTCGAAGAGCGGATGACGATGATGAATAAATTATGAATGAATAAATAGTTAAGGGGGTTTTTACCCCCTTTTTTTATATTTATATATATGAATAGTAAAATAGAGCAATTAAAAGAGTATGCTCGTATTATGAAAGACGCTCCATATGCATTAAAGACATATTTGACGACTTATGATAATACACAAAAGAAATATGTTCCTTTAGAACTTTTTGATGACCAAATTCAACTAATAAAGGACTATGAAACATACAACGAAAATATCACAAGAAAATACAGACAGGCCGGTGTTTCTACCGTAACTGCTGCATGGATATCAAAAAAATTACAAACAGCAAAACATGATGAACCTGAAAGGGTTTTGATTATTGCAAACAAAAGAGATACCGCTATTGAGATGGCTAATAAAGTTAGACATTTCTTAGACCAATGGCCGGATTGGATTAATGTTGGGTTCTCCCCCGATAAAAACTCAGAAAGTAGATTTAGATTAAATAATGGATGTGAGGTTAAAGCCGTTGCAACATCTGCGGATGCGTTACGTGGTTACACCCCAACTATCTTAGTATTTGACGAGGCCGCATACATTGAAGCTGGTGATGATTTTTGGGCGGCATCTATGGCATCCCTATCAACGGGTGGTAAGATTATTCTTATTTCAACACCTAATGGTTATGACCCAATTTATTATGGTGTATATGACCAAGCAATTCGAGGTATGAATGATTTTCATATAACGGATTTAAGGTGGTTTAAAGACCCTCGTTACACTAAAGACCTAAGATGGGTTAAATGTAGTGATATCGTTCATTATATGTTAAATAGAGAACAATACAATGATGATGATGTTGTTCTACATGACTTTGACCTTGAAAAATATGTGGAACTACATGAATTGGGATATAAACCCTTTTCATCATGGTTTGAATCCATGTCTAAAAAATTCAAATATGATAGAAGAAAAATTGCACAAGAATTAGAGTGTGACTTTTTAGGTTCAGGGGATGGTGTTATTCCGGGTGAAATACAGGAAAATATTGCAAAGAATATGATTCGTGTACCAAAAGAAAAATACATGCAGGGTACATTCTGGCATTGGAAAGAACCTGTTCAAGGACATAGATATATTATGGGAGTGGATGTAAGTAGAGGAGATAGTGAGGATTTTTCTTCAATTAATATAGTTGATTTCGATGAAAGAGAACAAGTTGCTGAATATATTGGTAAAATACCACCTGATGATTTAGCATCCGTTGCTTATAAATGGGGAATCCTATATGACGCATTTATTGTAATTGATATCACCGGAGGTATGGGTGTTGCAACATCAAGGAAATTACAAGAATTAAATTACAAGAATCTTTATATTGATGGGGTTAACACTAAAAATATATGGGAATACAATTCAAAAGCCATGGAGAAAATTCCGGGATTGAATTTTAACAATAAAAGAACACAAATCGTTGCAGCATTTGAGGAACAACTTAGAAAAGGTTTCTTAGTAAGGTCAAGTCGTTTATTAAATGAATTGAACACCTTTGTTTATATGAATGGTAGACCCGACCATATGAAAGGAGCTCATGATGACTCAATAATGAGTTTATCTATGGCACTATACGCCGGAGATATGTGTTTTAATCAATTACAAAGAAGTGATTCGGCTAATAAAGCAATGTTAGAATCATGGACAGTTACCGAAAGAACATACGAACCAAACAAATCATTTTATTCATATGGTACCGCTTTTGACCAAATTGGTTCTATGGGTATGGATAATAATCCGGCGTTCCCTCAACAAGGTACGGCAACAAAGGAACAATATAAAGAATATTCATGGTTGTTTGGTAAAAAACGATAATCCTTTATTATGACAATTAAAATACTTATATTCTAAATCAAAACTATTTATATACATGGCTACAACAGATAATAAAACAGTATTTCAGAGACTCACACAAATGTTTGGTTACCCAAATAAGGTGAAACCTGAAGACGCTCCGTCCTATAATTTCAATAAAGACGAAATATTAAAAACAAGTAGTAGAGAAGAATACGAAAAAAGTTTATTACAATTACAACAGTCAAATTATATTGCAGACAAATGGACTAAATTAGACCAATCTCTATATAACCAATCGGTTTATTACGAACCAACAAGAATATCCGCATATTATGATTATGAATCTATGGAGTTTACTCCTGAGATATCTGCCGCACTTGACATTTACGCTGAGGAATCAACAACTTTATCTGAAAAAGGTGAACTTATTACTATATTTTCGGAGTCAACAAGAGTTAAAGAAATTTTAGAAGATTTATTTAAAAATAGATTAGACTTGAATACTAATTTACAGATGTGGACAAGAGGTATGTGTAAGTATGGTGATGATTTTGTTTATTTAAAGATAGACCCAGAAAAGGGTATTGTTGGATGTCAACAATTACCAAATGTTGAGGTTGAAAGACTTGAAGGAAAAGAATCAAAAACACCGGGTCAACAAAGTTCAATGAACCTACCATCACGAGAATTAAGATTTAATTGGAAAAATAAAGATATTGAATTTCAAGCTTGGGAAATCGCTCATTTTAGATTATTGGGTGATGATAGAAAATTACCTTACGGTACATCTATGTTGGATAAGATTAGAAGAATTTGGAAACAATTACTTCTTGCTGAAGATGCGATGTTAATTTATAGAACAACGAGAGCACCCGAAAGACGTGTGTTTAAAGTGTTCGTTGGTAACATGGACGATAAAGATATCGAAGCTTACGTACAACGTGTGGCAAATAAATTTAAAAGAGACCAAGTAGTTGATTCAAGAAATGGACAGGTGGATATGAGATACAATCAGATGGCGGTAGACCAAGATTTCTTTATTCCTGTTCGTGATGCGGCACAAACCAGTCCAATTGAAACATTACCGGGAGCACAGAACTTAGGTGAAATAGCAGATATTGAATATATTCAAAAGAAAATGTTAGCAGCACTTCGTATCCCTAAAGCGTTTTTAGGTTTTGAGGAAGTTGTTGGTGATGGTAAGACTTTAGCATTAATGGATATTCGTTTTGCTAGAACAATTAACCGTATTCAAAAATCGTTAGTTCAAGAATTAAATAAAATTGCATTAATTCACCTTTACCTTCTTGGTTTGGAAGATGAATTAAATAATTTTTCATTGTCGTTAACTAATCCATCGGCTCAATCTGATTTATTAAGAATTGAACAATGGAAAGAAAAAGTACAATTATATAAGGACGCAACATCAGACCAATCTCAAGTTGGTATTCTTCCGGTGTCACATACTTGGGCTAAGAAAAATATCCTTGGTATGAGTGATTCTGAAGTTATGTTAGATTTACAACAACAAAGACTTGAAAGAGCAATTGGATTTGAGTTAACAAATACTCAAAATGTAATTAAGCGTTCTGGTGTATTTGATGATGTGGATAGTAAATACGGTGTACCCGAAAGTGAAAGAACTCAGGGAGGTGAAACACCTGAAGGAGGAGTAATGGGTGGTGATATGGGTGGTGATATGGGTGGAGCACCACCGCCGCCACCATCGGGAGGTGAAGTACCATTGAGTGAAAATGAAACAAAAAAGAACAATATTCTAAGTTTATTGGGTGATGATAATAAATTAAATGATTTATTTGATTACGATAAAGCACAACAGAATATTTATGAAATAGAAAATAAATTAAAAGATATATTAAATCAATAAAAAGATGTCAAACTTCGGTGAAATAAAATCAAAACTGTTAACTAAGTTAACTGAATCTTATAACTCAGGAAATAAAAATGAGTTAAAAGACCTAATTAAAAAATTAAAATCAAACAAAAATTTGGTTGAGATGCATAATTTCTATGAAGAAATGGAAAGTATGTACTTCCCAAATAAAGATGCCGCAAAATTATACGTTGAAACTTTAGAACCTCACTTTATTGAAAAAATGAAAACTCTATCTTCCGATTTAAAGGACATGGGTAAATCATTAAAAGATGTGGTATCAGAGAGTAATGAAGTATATGAATTTTTAGATGTATTGTCAGAAGACAATAATATTCACAATATTTCTAAGAAGATTAATGCAAGAGAAAATTTTATTAAATTTCTAACAACAAAAAAATCTGTTAAGAAAGAAGAAGAACCAACTGTTCAATTTGAAAACCACACTTTATTAAACACAGTATTGGTGGGTAACTTTAATACTAAATTTACAGATTTTTTAAATGACGAGCAAAAAGAAACGTTTACAAAAATTGTTTCAATGACAGAATCGGAATTAGAAACCGAAACGCAAAAAATTAAATCTGAAATTAATCAGAAAATAGAATCTATATTGAAAGAATCTACGGATAGTATAATGGATGAAAAATTAAATAAAGTAAAAGAGGATTTAAACGAATCTGAATTAACCAAATACAATTATTTTAAAATGACCGAACTAAAAAAAGGTCTTATTAGTTAATTAATTCTTGGTCGATTAATTGTTGTTTATAAACCGCTTTTAATTTTTGACTTCTTCTAACAACTGAAGGTTTAGTAAACGATTGACGTTCTCTTAATTTTTCAGTTTGTTTAGTCTTTTGAACCTTGTATTTGTACTTTTTAAGTGCAGATTCAAGGTTTTTTTCTTTGATTACGTCTATTATTATCATATTTTTTTTAAAGATAAGAAAATTATTTTGATTTTCTAAGTTAATTGTGTATATTTTAAATACACCATAAATTATGTAAGTATGAAAACAGCAAATGAAAAAAGGGAAATTTATAACGATTGGTGTCCACAACAATGTTAAATTGGGATACGGTACGGTCGATTTTAAAAATTTAAAAACAATCTATGTCCAATTAAATTCGTGGACACAACCGTTAGAGGAGAGTTGTAACTTTGATAAAATAATTTCAAAGACAAGAAGACAAATAAAAGAAAACATCTATAACTTAAATTCTGAATTTTTTAAACCAGAATCAATAGTTGATTTAGATATAAAAACCAACGGAATAAAATCCGATAAAAGGTCATTTATGGAGATAACATTATATGTCACCAAGCAATTTGATATTAGGTCAAACGAAGTAAAAGAAACAATATTAAATCTATCAAAAAATGTAATAGATACCGCTCTTGTTGAGAAAACTTTATTTAATTTCTTCGAAAAGAAGAATTAATTAAGGTTTCGGGGTATTTATTATAAAAAAGTTAGATGAAAGTATTAGGACCTAACGAGACCGGAAAAGGTATTTTAATAGAATACGATGCCGGTTACATATCCCCAAAAGATAATCAAAAGATTATATCCGAGATGAAAGATTTAGATTTCTCTCAGGATTTAATTCTTTTTGCTGTTTTGCAAAAATATAATACCCCAAATAAAAACGGTAGAATTTATCCGGAAGCTATCTTAAAAAGAGAGAATGAAAAATATCAAACTCTTATTAAGAAAGGTAGTGCTCTTAATGAATTAAATCACCCCACATCATCACTTATAGATTTAGATAGAGTCTCACATTCAATCCTTGAAACATGGTGGGATGGTGAAATGTTGATGGGTAAGATAAAACTATTTACATCTCCAGGTTGGAAAAAAATGGGTATTGTCAGTACCAAAGGTGACCAAGCGGCAATGTTATTGATGAATGGTGCTACTCTTGGTATATCATCAAGAGGTGTTGGTTCATTAAAAAATGTCAAAGGACAAAATATCGTACAAGAAGATTACGAGATTGTATGTTTTGATTTGGTTTCATCTCCATCAACCCCCGGAGCCTACATATTTAGTGACTTGAAGGATAGAGAACAATATCAAGAATCTATTCAAGACCAACCTAAAGATATGGATAAAATGAAGAATCTAATGACAAAATTAGACTCATTCCTTAGTAAATAATCATTTTTTTTCAGATTATAACACTATAAAGTGTATTTTTTTCTATTTACCTAATATTTATAATAAAATAAATTTTCAAAATGAACGAAAAATCAATTTTAGAACAAGCGTTACTTCAAGTGCAAACTCTTGAAGAGGCAGTAAAAGCGAATGCAAAAGGTATACTTGCTTCAACCATGAAACAAGAACTAAACGATTTGCTAAAAGAATCAATTGAAGAAGAGGAGAAGGTTGATGAACAACCCGATTCTGATGAAGAGACAACAGACGATTTACCAGTTGCTACTGGAGATGAAGACGGTCTTGATAACGATGAGTCAGATGATTCTGACGATGATACATCGAATGACGAACCAGCTAAAGACATCGATTCTTTGGATTCTGACGAAACCGATTTTGACACCATGAATAACATGGGAGATTTTGGTGATGATTTTTCAGATGACAATAATGAAGATGATGACGTTGTTGATATGTCAAACGCAGGTGATGACGAAGTTTTAAAAGTATTTAAAGCTATGAAACCTGAAGATGGTATCATTGTTAAGAAAGACGGTGACGACATCGAATTTTCAGATGGTGATGACGAATACATCATTAAGTTAGATGATGAAATGGGCGATGAAATGATTGACGAAATGGGTTACGAAATGGGTGATGAAACAATTGACGAAATGGGTAACGAAATGAGTGACGAAGAAATTTCAGAAGAATTTTCAGATGATGATAACGAAGAAGTCGTTTACGAAATCGAACTTGATGAGGATGACTCAAATGATGAAGAAGCTAAAGAGGAAGAAATGGGAGAATCGGCACGTACAATAGGTAACGGTTACCATGCTGGAATCAAAAGCAAAACCAAATACATGGCGGGAAATAAACGTGATGAAATTAACGAAGAAGTTAGTAAACTTAGAAAACAAAACGGAGAATACAAGAAAGCTCTTGTTCTATTCAAAGATAAGTTAAACGAAGTTGCTGTATTCAACGCTAATTTAGCATACGCTACTCGTTTGTTTACGGAATCATCAACAACCAGACAAGAAAAGTTAAATATCCTAAAAAGATTCGATTCAATATCAACCTTGAAAGAATCTAAAAATTTGTATAGTACAATTAAATCCGAATTAGAAACTAAAAAACCAATTTCTGAATCGGTGGTTGATAAAATCACTTCGGCACCAAGTACAAGTTCTACTCAGGTTCTTTCAGAGTCAAAAGCTTACGAAAATCCTCAGTTCAAAAGAATGAAAGATTTGATGTCAAAAATAAAATAATAAACAAAAATTAAAAAAAACAATAAAAAAAATGGGAGCATTATTAGAATCAGGTATGGTTGGTAACATTGGGTTAAAACACCTTAGAGTTATCAAAGAAGATACCATTAGAAAATGGGATGACCTAGGATTCCTAGAGGGTCTTGGAGGACATCAAAAAGATAATATCGCGCAGTTATACGAAAACCAAGCGTCATATTTAATAAACGAAGCGGCTGTAGCAGATGCATCAGGTTCATTTGAAACTGTTGTATTCCCTATCATCAGACGTGTATTCTCTAAATTATTAGCGAATGACATCGTATCAGTACAAGCAATGAACTTACCTATCGGTAAATTGTTCTTCTTCGTACCTAAAATCCAAGAAAGAAAAGCCGATAATTCACACTTCTCTCCTTACGGATACCCAAGTACACAAGCTGACCCAAATAGTGGTTACACAGGTAATAACTTGTACGACCGTTTCTACGAAGAAAGCGATGCTAACGACCAAGGATTGTTCGATTACTCAAAAGGTAAATTCACATCTACATCATTAACACCAGCGGCAATATTCACAGCATTTAGTGCAGGTGTTGCTGGAGCTGACGCTACAATTGCAACAGGTACATCATTAGCAAGTGTTATCGTAAAACTTTCAGGTTTTACTTCAGCTGGTGCTGGTAAATTAAAAGGTATCAATGGTAACGAAATGGATACTGAAGAATTTTTAGCTTCATTAAACATTGCATCTAACCAACTTAGTGGTCATACTTCAAGTTTCGCAACATTACCTTTTCATGTGGTAACACAGAAATACGGTAAAGGACTTGTTGAGTATGGTGTTAAAGCTGGTTCAGCAACTGCACAATACTACGATGTATGTGACCAAGATGGTTTCATCTATGTTGAGGTTGACTTACAAGCTTACAGTCCAACTTCAGGTTTCACAAATTACACAGTAGCTGGTTCTACACTTATTAAGACTGATTTCACTGCATCATATCGTTTATATGATACGTTAGAGTTTGAAGAAGAAATCGGTGAAGTATCTTTCGATTTACAATCAGTAACAGTTTCTGTAACTGAAAGAAAATTAAGAGCTAGCTGGTCTCCTGAATTGGCTCAAGACGTTTCTGCATTCCACAACATCGATGCTGAAGCTGAATTAACAGCTTTATTATCTGAGCAAGTTGCAGCAGAAATTGACCGTGAAATTTTACGTGACTTACGTAAAGGTGCGGCTTGGAAAACTAAATGGGATTACAACGAATGGAAATACGGTGGAACAGGTGGAGCTACATTACAAGGTTACACTCAAAAAGACTGGAACCAAACATTGGTAACTAAAGTTAACCAATTGTCAGCACAAATCCATAAAACTACTTTAAGAGGTGGAGCTAACTGGATTGTTGTTTCTTCTGAAGTTTCTGCAGTATTTGATGACTTGGAGTACTTCCACGTATCATCTGCTAATCCTGAAGCTGATTCATACAACATGGGTATCGAGAAAATCGGTTCATTAGCTGGACGTTATCAAGTTTACCGTGACCCTTATTTACCAGCAGGTAAAATCATCATCGGTCACAAAGGTAAATCATTGTTAGACGCTGGTTATATCTACGCACCATACGTTCCGTTACAATTGACACCTACAATGTATAATCCATTCAACTTTACCCCAATTAAGGGTATTATGACAAGATACGCTAAGAAAATGGTTAACAACCGTTACTTCGGTGTAATTGACGTAAGTGGTTTGGCTACATTTGGTATCGAAACTTTAAGATAATCTTAATCTTAAAATATCTAATAAAAGGGGGGACATTGTCCCCCTTTTTTGTTTTTAAAGGATTTTACATATATTTGTGCCATGGCAAAAACAACTAAAAAGGATATTGACATTATAAATAAATCATCAGAACCTATCGATTATGATAAATTAAGATTAGATGTATTAAAAGGTTTAATAGATGGTAGAGACATCGAATGTAAACAAACAAAAGAAGAAATTGTCAAACATCTTCGTATGGATGACGAGGGTAAATACATACGACCCATTACTTATGAAAAACAACCGGAAAATAAATTTATGGTTGGTATTGATATTAGAGACCACGTACACTTAGTGGAGATGGGAAAATTAGTAGAAAAAGGTCAATCACAAAGAATGGGACTTTACTGTAATAATAGAATTCATTATATTTCAAATCAAAAACTAATATGAAGTGGACAGAATATTTCCTTAACATCGCCGAACAAGTAAAATTAAAATCTAAAGATGAATCCACACAAATTGGTGCGGTAATAGTTGGTAATGATAATGAAATATTATCTACCGGGTATAATTCGTTTCCAAGAGGACTAAACGATAAAAAACCTGAACGTCAGGAAAGACCAGAAAAGTATTTTTGGTTTGAACATGCGGAACGTAACGCTATTTATAATGCCGCAAGGGTAGGTACTCCTTTGGTTAACTCAACAATATATTTAACATCAGGACTTCCTTGTTGTGATTGTGCAAGAGGTATAATCAATGCGGGTATTAAAACTGTTTATTGTAAAAGAGAATGTACAACTAAAAATAAGGAATTGTGGGAAGAATCCCAAAAAAGAAGTTTAAGTATGTTGGGTGAGTGTGGTATTGATATAATTTACTACTAATTACCAAGTTCTACAAGCCCAATAACGAGGTTTCCAACGTGGACCCGGACTATCACAATTCATACGAGCCCTAAATGATTTACGTCTTTTAGGGTTATTTTTTTTAATAACCATTCTTTTACCTTTAGCTGATTTACCACCAAAACCAAAATTCACTTTAACTACTTTACCTTTATCGTTTTTAACGTACACTTTGAATTTCTTAATGTCTCCTTGCATGATTTTACCGAGTTGAACTTTACGTCCTTGGTATTCCGCCTCATTTAACATATCACCAACGGTATAGTTAGTATTTTCAATTGGTCCATATTCGTTTTCCATTATGAATGATAAATCGTCATCTGAAAGTTCTAAATCACCGTTCATATATAAATCACGAGACTCCTCAAGTAAGTTATTAAAACTTTCTGAACCTATTTTGTATACATTTTCAATTAATGGTTTTTTGGTTACGATATGGTATTTTAAACCTTCACTAATATCGATTTTAGACTCATTAAGAGACGTTAGTCTTGGGTACGATACTTCTACCGTCTCGTTCATATTAAGAGATATATTTTGTGGTTCTTTGTTCATATTGTCAACTTTATTATAATATTCATTGTATGCATTCATTATTTGATTATGTAAATCGGATAAATCATGTCTTTTCATTAACATTTTGAACCATTTCATTGAATGCTCTTCGTTTAAATCGGTATAAACTAAACCAGATTCATTACTTTCATTTCCCTTTGCTCTATATAACCCAAATTTACCTGAATTAAGTTTATTTTGGTATTCGGGATTTTTAATTATGAGGTAAACTAAAACGCCAGATATGATGTGGTCAAAAAAGTCATCATCGTCATCTCTTTTTGTTGTACACCATTTTGTGTTTGACCCATACTTACAAGATGCATTGTGTGTTAATGGTGCAACTAATAAAAAATCTTCAGTATTTAAAATTTTACTATACTCACTTGGTGATACTTTGAATGATTCATTTATAGATTCGTCATATCTTGTAAATGTTGGTTTATTACCTTTACCGGGTTTGGGGTCTTTCTTTTCCGCTCTTCTTTTTTGTGCGGTCATTGATTTTTTTTCTTTTTTACTGTACGAGGAAACGGTTTTAGGTGTTTCTTTAGAAACTTTTTTTTGTGGTCTACATTTTGGATAACCTTTTCTACCTTTCTCACCGTCAGCGGATTTTCTACCACAAGGGGGGTGTTTACCATCAATTTTTTTTGATACGTCAACCCATTTTTCTTTAAACCATCTAGCAAGGTCTTCAGTTATCACTTCACCACTTTCTATTGATTCCTTAACGTATAATAAATCTTCCTTACTAATGTGTATTTCATTTATATATTTGTCACTATTATCTTCTCCACATTTATGGCACACGTATGGGTCTTTACCTCCTTTAGATAAATTCCACTTATGTGGACAATGTTGACATTTGATTACTTTTTCCATTATTTTTTACCCGAGCAATAAGAGCCCGAACATTTTTTCTTTCCGTCCAATCCTTTTATTTTTCCTTTACATACTTGAACCGCATAACCATTTGCATAAGCCGAAGGGTAAACTTTAAATTTAGATTTCGCCGCGGAAATTCCACGAGAACAAAGTTTATTTGATTTTGATTCATTAATTGATTCTTTGGTTGTATTCATTAAAAAATCAAACACTTGGTCCATATTTTCTTTGGCCACAGTAACATGGTCGTCAGCCCAATCATGACCATCTTTTAAAATTGATTCCACGACCGATGGGTCTAGTTCTAACAATACTTCACATTGTCTATGTATTTGTTTTAAATTACTAAAAAACATATAGTTTTCGGTCATTTGTTCTTCTTTCAAAGAACTAAGGTGTTTTTTAATAACACTATCTAAATTTTTCATAATTATAAATATCTTACCTTTTTAAATACTAATTGAGTCTATCCCAAGGAAAGGTATCATTTTCCTCTTCTTTTATTTCTTTTATTGCTCTATAGAAAATATAACCAACGAATAAGACCATTTCAATTCCTATCGTCCATAATACATATTTCATGTTTTTTTTTAAAACCAATTTTTTGGATTCCATTTGGATTTTTTAGCTTCTCGACCAATTCTATCAAGTTCATCTTGTGCTGCTCTTGCTTGTCTGTCGAGTTCATCTTGTGCCGCTCTCGCTTGCCTATTAAGTTCGTCTTGTGCTGCTCTTGCTTGTCTTTCTAATTCTTCTTGTGCAATTCTTGCTAATCTTTCAGTTTCCTCTTGTGCTAATTTTGTTTGTCTGTCAAGTTCTTCTTGTGCTAATTTTGCAAGTCTTTCAGATTCCTCTTGAGCCAATCTAGCTTGTCTTTCTAATTCTTCCTGAGCCACTCTTGTTTGTCTATCAAGTTCTTCTTGAGCCAATCTAGCAAGTCTTTCAGTTTCCTCTTGTGCTAATTTTGCAAGTCTTTCAGTTTCTTTTTGTGATTCCTCCGCCGCTTCTTTTGATAATCTTTCAGATTCTTCAAATGCCTCTTTTGCTAATCTTTCCGCTTCTCCGTTTGCAATTGATTCACCTAAATCAATAACTGGATTTAAGTTTACATCAACATCAACGTCAGCTTCAACACCAACTAATACCGCTAATTCTCCTGAAAT